ACACAATCATATCCAACTTACCTGTGGCTCCTACGGTGAATGACGGGTCGTGAACAAACCAATACACCCTCTCATTTACCGAGTCGGCAATGGCTCCTATGCACTTAGCATCCGTACTCAGTGGAGTGCCGTCAACATACAGCAGCGTTGAAAGCTGCACATTACCCTTGGCATTCTCAATGACGCCTATCTCGGAGTTCTCGGTAGAACCCATCCTGATGTTCAAGGCGTCAATGTACTCACCGTTCGGAACAAGTCGCTCGTCGACGACCTTGTTCATCTTGCCACTCGTAAAGTTCCTGCTAAGGTTAGCCATATTATTTTATCATCTTGTCCAATCCCCTCATTGTCATAAGGAGCCTTGATGGGTGAATGTTGCTCATACGAATCTTGGCGTTCCTCAAAAGCGCCGACTTCTCCTTCCTTGCCCTTGCAATGATGTACTCCTGAACACCAAGCTTGGAGTTCAGTATCTCATATTGTATGTAGGCGTACACGTATTTCTCAAACAGCTTGTTGACCATGACAGCTGAATTGTCGCCGTTCTCCATGCCATCGGAAATGTATTCCAACACACAAATCTGCCCCGCCATTCCCGAATCAAAGTTGATGACTCCTGTCCTCTTGTCGATGTTGAAGGTAGGGTTGAAGTTGGCTGTCTCGGTGTTGAGACCAAACATGGCTCCGATGGAGTAGTCGAAGTACCAAGCGCCATCGACACAGTAACCCTGATGCCCGTTGAACTGATGCCCTTCGTTCAGGTATATGGACTTCTTGGCTCCCGTTATCCTGTCAAAGTCTAGGTTCGAGTACTGAGGCTCCAAGATGTTGCCGTTGATATCAAACAGAATCTGACAGTTGTTGTCCTGAAGGTATGCCTTGGACTGAAGCGTTTGAATATTCTCGGTCAATGGTCTCAGATACCCATCCTTATATAGGGAAATCCTCACCCAATTGACAAAATCCGACGGAAGGATGTATCGCAAGTCGTCGCACACGCTGAGCTCCAAGACCTTTATCTCCTTGAAGGCGTCATAGTTCAGCTCCTGTATGGCACGCTTGGCGTGGAACAGAATCTTGTAGCGCTCCTCGTTGTTGACAAGGGAGTGGTTGCCCGCATACATCAACATGAAGTTGTTGACAATATCATAAAGGCTAACGTATTGATAAGACCCGAAGTTGTTCGGGTTTGTGTAGTAATCAAATTGTGAGATGTATGCCATTGCTTGTGTTATTTAGCGTCATCCTGAGCTTGCTCGGTCTTGGCAAACGTATATACGTCAGCCTCCCTTATGGATATACCGCAGTACTGTAGAATCTTAATTATGAGCCTCACCTCGTCCTCCAAAGGAAGCTCGAAGTCCTGATAGTCGGGCTGCGTTTGGTCAAACACAGGCTCTCCGTTTGTCAAGGAGACATATGTCCACTTGGGGTCGAACGGATACCTGAAATAGCTTGCCAACACCTGACCCCTCCTTGATATGGTTGATGGGTATACCTTCATCAGGCTGTACTCCTGCGTGTACGCAGGGTAGTCGATGGATGGAGCCGTCAGAAGGGAGTTGTTGAGCATGGTTATCTTGCCTTGAGTCACCTTCTCAGCCTCCCTTGTGGTGGCAGCCGAGTATATGTAATATGGAATCGGTGACACCGTGAATATGTTGGAATCCAAAGCCAACACGGTGTTTGATATGACGGAAGTCACGTTTGTGACATCGCCTGTAGTGTCGTTCACCACCACGTCTCCTGCGGCAACACCATCTGTTATGAAGGTGGCGGAAGCATCCACCAACTGCCCCGCAGACACTGACGAGTTGGTTCCATTTAATAGCTCTATTGGATAGCAGACCACCTTGTTTATCATAAAGTAGTCATTACCGTTGAAAATAACGCTAGGAAGATTGAACTTGGTTGGAAGCGTGGCAGTTGGGAAAAGATAGTCAGTCACCGAGAATATCTCCATCGCCTCCTCCATCTCCTTGGATAGGTGGGCGTAGTCTGTTCCCGAAAGTCGGGAGTTTTCTAGGTTTATCTGATTATTATACTTTGAGAAGTAATCCTCAAATATCTCTAACTGAGCTTGTTTGGCGTATAGGTTGAAGTCAGACGGGGAAACGTACCCGTAGTTGTTCTTGTTTAGCACGGATAAAACCGTGTTCCTGACCGAGTTTATCATTAGTACCTGTTTTTACAAAGATATATAAAAAAGGGGGGCATAAGCCCCCCTTCATTGGCATAAACAATGACAAACAACGATTGCAAATATACGCTATTTCGCGTTGTTTTCCAACAACGTCAACGCATCCAAGCCTTCGTCGCTTTTGAGGTATAGGGCGACAGCCTCATATGGGTCATCCCCATAAGGAACCGTCAGCATCTTCTTCTTATTGGAAGAGGTGTTAAACCATACTTCCTTGTTGTTATTCCTGAATGTCAGAAGGCTCTTCTCAAAGAACAGATGCACTTGAGAGATGAACCTCATCATCGGGTCGTTTATTGAATTAAGGAAATCCTTTGGGTCACGCTTTGCGTAAACTAGGATGTCCCTTCTAAGCTCGGCTGTGGAAACCTTTGTCGGGTCCTTGCCGAACAATACTCGGTATACAACCTCCAAGTACTCAACAGCAAGCTGCTTGGCTTCGATAAGGGCATCAACCTCGTAGTTGAGCTCCTCAATCTCTTGGTTAGCATCCTTCTCATTGTCAGCCTCTACGAATGAAGTTCCATTTAATGGGTGGTAGTGAAGGAAAGCCTGAAGAACGGGATTTGTTTTTGGTACACTTAAAAAACCATCTGTAAAGATTACAGGCTCAAGGATTGCGTTCCCATCCTGCTCGTCCTCAAATGGGGACTTTTGGTTTACCGCATATCTAAGCGGTCTATTTACATTATTCGCCTCATCATACCAAAGGAGTGGATACCTCCTTGTGTTTCTTGATGGTAATGTAAATGACAATGGAGCAGCTCCATTTTTCATCTTGTAGACTCTGTCTTTGGGTACTAATGCTTCTTTTTTCATATTTGATGTGATTTGATTTAAAGAAGGGAGGTGTCCTCGAGGACACCTCCCATTCAAGGTTAAACTGATTATGCAGCGCCGTAGCGGAACAAAACGAAGTTGTTTGCACCAAGGGTACATACGCAACGCTCAGAAAGGAAGTTGACTTCCATTGCATCGAGGTCGCTGTTTGAAGCACCTCCTGCGGAACCCGTAATCCAAGTCTTGTAGCGACGGTTCTCAGCTTCGGTAGCACGGTAACGAACGTGAAGGAAAGGACGCTTGGCGTTCTTGCCCATCACTTGGTCGTACACGGAAGTTGAACCTGCGGGAACAAGAAGACCTGTGATGGTTCCTGTCAAACCTGCGCCTGTGGCAGTTGAAAGACCACCACGCATTGTTGGGTCGTTCAGATACTTCCAATCAGACTTGTAGAAGTCGTAACCACGACGGAACCCACTGAAGCCAAGGTTCAAAGCCATCTCGGTGTCGTTGTCGAACAGACCGAAAGAAGCTCCGTTTGCAGAACCTGTACCGTTGTAACCGTTCAAGGTAGCGAGCATATCGTCGATGTCGAAGCTCATGTCGCGGTTTACGAACAATACGTTCTCTTCGATGGCTCCCTGCTTGTCAAGGCGGGCAACGATTGAATCGAAGTCAGCCAAGGTAGAAGGAGTACCACCACCCCAAATGTTTCCACGGGTTTGAACAACATAGAACACACCTTCAGAACCTTTGTAACCCAAGTTGGCTGCACCGTTGGTAAGTGAACCTGCGGCAGGAACTGCTTCAATCATAGCTGTTTCAAGATAGTCCTCGAAACGGAGACGGGTCTCGTGCTCGCTCTTCAAATACCAAAGGTAGCCTGAAGCACCGTTCTCAGTGGTAACCTCTACCCAACCGATTTGGGTCATGTCGGAACCGTTTACGGCATACTTGTCCTTGATAATGATTGGACTGTTGGAGAAGATTGAATCTTCAGCCTCAAGTGAGCCAACCATTCCGTTGGTTCCTTTCTTAAATTCAGAACCATAGATGAACATACTGCACACATTGGTTGAAGCGATGTTCATGGTTGCTTCGTAGATACCTACAACAACGGTAAGACCTGTAACAGAGGTTACGATACCTTTGTTGGTAGCACCTGTTGCATTAACCTGAACCAATACAGTCTGACCAACACGGATAGCTGCTGTGGTAGCACCTAAATCGGCAATAAGCAATGAGATGGAGCCCAAAGTAACGGTAGCGGTACAGTTGGTGTATTTAATGTGCAAACGACCTTGCTCAGCCCATTTTACCATGTCTGAGTTTGAAGGCATCTCAGCTCCTACCATGCGAAGGAAAGAGGAGATGGTACGGTTACCATAGCGCTCAAATTCCTTTTCATAAGTATCAGGAAGATACTGATTCAAGAAGTCGAAGTTTGTAATGTAGTTTGTAGACAATGCCACCTGCTCAGCAGCGGGTTGTAGGGCATATGTCGGTGATGTAAATAATGAACCTGCCATTTTTTTAGTTTTTTAGATAGTTATTGTTTTTTGATACTGCGGATTTTAATCTTGCTGCCCGTGTCAGGATTTACCGCTTTTACCTGCACGCCACCCTTGTTTGTAACTTCAGGCGCCCTACGCTCAGACATATTGATGTTCTTAGTCTTGCGCATCACATCATCGGTTGCATCCGCCAATCCTTGCTCATAGAAGAACTTGGCGAATCTTTCAGGGTTCATGGCAATGGCTAATGACCTATGATAGCCCGCAGCATCAGTAATGAATCCGTTGTCATCCAAGAACTTGGACACAAAGTTCCAAGGGTTGGACTGATTCTTCTTCATCTCTGACACATCGGATGGGGTGAACATAAGTTTCTTGTCGTTGACGTTGAACTCAAAACCTTTGAATCCACTGCCAAAAACTTCATCGGTCTTCTTCGAGAAGAAAGCCCTCTTCTGTTCATTCTGCTCCTCTATCGTCTTCGCCTCGCTAGCGTATTGCCTGTACCTTTCGTACTCCTCTTGGTCTTCCTTTGAAATACCTGTGCCCCTTGACTCAAGAGGAACCTTGTACTTCTCCTTCTGACCGTTGAAGAACTTCTTGGCTTCGGCTACCGCCTTTTTTCTTGCAATCTTTACCTTCTTGACCTTGGACTCTTCATCCAAATCCTCGTCGTATCTGTAATCCTCCAACATTGACTCAATGTCGTCAGCATCCAAACCGTCCTGAGTGGCTCCTAGGTATTCACGCAAGATATCTTCATGTTCCATGGATTCATAGTCCTTGTTGAGCTTCAAAAAGTCCTCGAACCCACGTCCTGTTTCCTTTCGGTATTTCATATATGCGGACACATCCTCGGGCATATCATCAGCCTGAGAACGCTCCGCCATCAGCTCATCAAACGAATTGATTTGCCGATTATACCTTTTTCCAATATATGAAAGAACGTCTTCCTCCTTTAAGTCAGTAGATGCCTGCACATCGGGCTGTGCTGTTTCAGGCTCTGAATGCACATCGGACTGTGCATTGATTTCCTGTTCGTGCTTTTCAACAAGCTCTCTTTCCATTTCCTGCACCCCCTTGGTTTCAGGACCCTCTACTGCTTTTACTTTAATTTCCATAAGATTAGATTTATTACAAATTTATACACAAATAGTTCATTTTACATTAGCGAGGTGAAAATTCAGCGAAATTAAACCCATCCAAGCTGTCCTCGTTTGACTCGAAGTTCATGGGAGGAAGATTGTTCTTGCGCTGATTTATCAACTTTGACTGTTGCGTGTTCTGAATACCAATGCGCTTAGCCTTCTCCTTCTCCCTCTTGTCTTCCCTGTCATTAAGCATAGTCGACTCGTTGTTAGCTATTTGCATATTGTATTGGAACTCCTCAGCCATCAGTTGACTCTTGAGCTGAGCCTCAGCCCTCATCTTCTCGATGTCGAAAGCAGCCTCAGCCTGCTTGATTTGCATCTTGGATTGGGTCTCCATCTGAATCTTCTGCATGGCAACCTCTCCCGCCAACTGCTGCGCCTTTAGGTTCTGCTCAGCCATCATAGCCTGCTTCTGCATCTCCATCTTGTCCTCCCTGTCCTGCTTCTTGACACGCTTCATCTTCAGGAGCTGATTGGCAAGCTTCAGGTTCTTAACCTCCCTGATGTCGATGGCATCCTCTAGGTTGATGTCGCCCTTTGAAAGGGCAATCTGAATGTTAGCCTCAAGCTGAGCCTTCTGCTCCTCGTCAGGACTAACCTCAATAAAGATACCAAAGTCGTATATGTACAGGTCGCTTATCTCGTTCAGTATGGACACGTTGTACTTACCAATCTTGTTGGCAAAGTCATCCTTGAAGTCAGCGTATTCCAAGATGTCACCAACCCTGTATGTCAAAGCCTCAGCCAAGGAGCGGTATATGAATAAGCCTCCATCCAAGATATGCCTTGTAGCGGTATTCGAGTTCAAGGCAGCCAACTTCTGTACGCCAACCAATGAGTTGGGGTCAGGCATGGAGCCGTCCCTAGCCTCGTTAAGACCCGTCACAGCCCTCAACATATCCATGTAGTGGTTGTAGTTGGCGATAAGCATCTGAGTCTTGGAAGCACCCGAATTGGATGTCAGCTGCGTGATTGGAACCCTAGCGTTGTTGAAGTCACCATCCTGAGTGTAGCTCCTTCCGATGACGCTACCCGTTTGGAAGTACAGCCTCAAGGCATCCTCGGGATTATAGGCGTTACCCGTACCCAAGTCAACCTCGTTCAGTCCATCGGCGTCAATGAACACACCGTCAGGAACAACCCTAGCGATTACCTGCTGAAGCTTCAGGTGGGTAATCTGAATCAGGTCGGCAAATGGAATCATCCTGCGCACCAATGACTCGATATTTCCTTTGTACATACGCGGAGCGCAAGCCACATAGTTTGGAATGGCGTGCTGAGAAGATGACTTTGGTCTTACCATGTTCTCGGACATATTCCACTTGAGCAATATGTTCGTACCCATGACCATCACGCCCTCATACCAAACATCGATGGTTTTCTCCATCTTCTCAAAGCGACCCTCTTCCATCATCTCAACAGGAGGATTGAATTGGTCATCCTTCTCAATGACCCTAGTGGCTCCGCCCTCCAACAGCTTCTTCTTATAGACCATCTTCTTGGTGGTCTTGTAGTTGAAGTACATCAGTGTACAGG